GTAGATACAACGATAGAAGCTACAGAAAATGCCACAGCCACAGGACCTTTGACAGTATCTTCTGGCATAACCATCACAGTAAACTCAGGGGGCAATCTAGCAATCATATGAGCAATCTTCTAGTACAAAACATAAAGCACACGAATGGCACTACGGCTCAAACTATAGATAGTAGTGGTAGAGTATTAACTCCTGCTAGACCTGCATTTTTTGCTTATATATCATCAAACGTAACAGCTACAGGAATTATAGCCTTTGACACAGTTAAATATAATCAGGGAAGTCACTTCAATACAAGCAATGGAACATTTACTTGTCCAGTAGCAGGGCTTTATTTATTCAATTTTAAATGCTTGTTTAATACACCTGATAGTGACAGTTATGCAAATCTTCATGTTAATGGGAGTGACTATACAGGTAATCAAGCTTCATCATTTGCGTATGGGAATATTGGTGGAAGTGCAGGACATTACCTAAGTGGTGGTGGTAGTGATGTTGTAAGTTTATCAGCTTCAGATGCAGTTACGATATACTATACAGATGCAGGAACAGACTTGCACCACACATATACAACATTTTCTGGGTGTTTAATAGGATAAACAATGAGTACATTAAGAGTAAATAGCATAGGTAGTCAGGAAAAACCCACATCTTCATCTATTTATAGATTTCAAACACAGTTTATTATTAATAATGATAATGTTGGTGGAAAAACTTTAAATACTACATCTTTTGAAGAGGTTGCTTCTGATATGAGAATCTCTATTACACCCTCTTACATAGATTCACTTATCTTGATTAAGTATCATTTTTTATTTGGAGGGGGTAACTCTACTTTAGTTAGACATTTTAAAATACGAAATGTGACAACTAGCACTGACGTAGATTTAGGTCACTCAGCACAAGGCAATAGAACAAATATGCACGGTAGTCATAGAAATCAAGATGCTGATGACAATGACGTAGATATGCTTACTGTTGAAGCATCTGAAATCTCTGGGTCTACAACAGAAAGAACTTATGGTTTATTTTTTAAACTTGAGAGTGGTTCTGATGATTCATACTTTAACCACACCACCACAGACACAGCATCTATAGGCTATGTGAAGCCAATGATTACAATACAGGAAATGTCTAAATGAGTACACTATCAGTAGACACAATTCAGGGTAAGACCACAGCATCTAAGGTAGATATAGGTGGTCATGTTGTACAAGTTATATATGCTGAAACAGATACAAGGCAAACTCTTACTTCAACATCTTATGTTGACCTTACTGGAATGACTGCAACCATTACACCTTTTAGCTCAAGCAATAAAATATTAGTACAGGTATGTCTTAATATAGGTCATGCCGAAGTAGGCATGAACATTGGATGTAAATTACTTAGAGGTTCAACGAATATATTTGCAGGGACAGATACGAGCATGAAACAAGGATTTGTTCAAACTGAGTGTGGCATTACTGGGTATCAGTACGAAATTAAAAATTTTACAGCAACCACACTTGATGCCCCTGCAACTGCTTCAGCAGTTACATATAAAGTACAAGGTACAATTAATACAGCGGCAGGAAGTTGGTATATGAATAGAAACCATAGCAACACCTCAGTTCAAGGAAACACGAAATCATCTATAACATTATTGGAGATAGGGCAATGACTGACATAGCAAAAGCGTTACAAAGTTTAGGAGTAACAGAATGGGTTCTCAGAGGAGAGCCTACAAATGAAGAAGAGTTCAACGCAATGTTTCGCAAAGTCACAGGAGCAGATAGCAATGGTTCAGCTATCGAGAGTGCAGACCCAAAGGACTGGGGTGTAAATTATGCACAGGTAGCAGGGGAAAAGACTTTACTACAAAGCCGTGAGCCAATGCGATTGCTCCGTGAAGAACGAGACAGATTACTGGCAGAAACAGATTGGACTGCGTTAGGTGACGTAACCATGTCAAATAACATGAAAACCTATAGACAAGCCTTGAGAGATTTACCTGCTAGTTCTGACCCAAAGCTAGATAGTGATGGTGGATTAGACATGAGTAGTGTAACATTCCCAACTAAACCATAGGAGTAAGAAGTGGCTTTAACCAGAATAAGAGGAGATGCAGTACAGCACTCAGCGATGCCAACTGGTGCTGTTTTGCAAATTCAACAAGCCTCTTATACAACAAGAGGAGACATCAACTCTACTGGTGATACTGTTATTTTTGGGGTATCAATTACACCTAAATTTTCTACTAGCAAAGTTTTAGTTAGAATGAATTTAGATGTTACGCATCATAATTACTATAGTGGATTAATTCGTTGTCAAAGAGTTATAAGTGGTGGAGCTACAACTTTGATTGGGGGTGGTGTAGCCTTTGGAAGTAATGCTATTGCTAATGTTTGGATGAATGTAAGAAAAGCTCATAGAGATGGTGAGACAGATGATACTCTTGATATTTATTCGTATCATTCTTATTCGCATGAACACTTAGATTCTCCATCAACAACTTCGGCAATAACGTATAACGCACTTGGTCGTTCTGTAGCAGGAGGAGCAAATTTACATTTAAATAGAACAAGTCAAAATAGTGACCAAGAGTTTAATAGTGCAGGGTTTTGTACTATGACAGCAACGGAAGTAGCAGGATAACAATATGCCATATATCGGAAAAGCACCAAATCAAGGAGTAAGGACTAGGTTTATCTACCAAGCCACAGCAAGTCAAACTTCGTTTAGTGGGTCAGATGCTAATGCAAATTCTTTGAGCTACAGCGATGGTGAGTATGTGGATGTCTATCAAAATGGTGTTCTACTAAAACCTGCAACAGATTACACAGCTACATCTGGTACAACAATGGTATTGGTTACAGGAGCTTCCCTTAATGATGTAGTTGAGATAATTGTTTATGATGCTTTCACAATAGCTAATAGTTATTCCAAAGCAGAATCAGATACACGCTACCCTTTTCTTGGAAATGATAGCATTATACGAACAAATGGAAATAGTATCACAGCAGATATAACAATACCAAGTGGTACAAACGGATTGTCAGCAGGACCTATAACATTGACGAATGCTACAATCACAGTTAACGGAGTATATACAATAGTATGACCAGTAGATTATTAGTAGATAAGATTGAGGGGAAAACAACAGCTAGTGCTGTGCAGATGCCATCAGGTGTTCCAATACAATATAAAAGAGAAAGCACTCAAGCTAACTTAGGAACAATAACAAGCACCAGTTATGTAAAGTTAGGAGGGGGAGCATTAGATTTAACCATAACTCCTAAGTTTTCAACAAGTAAATTGGTACTTCATGGAGCTTTTCCTGTATATGTAAATACTAACGCTTATCCATCTACTATTTTTGCTTTTTATAGAGATGGCACAATAATTGACCAACATAATGTTACTTATGGAGCAGGGTATGTTCAAATAAATACTAGTCAATTAGCAGGATTTCATACTTATGTAAGTGCAGAAGTAGATGCAAATAATACTAATAGCACAACATTTACTATATATGTAAAATCAAACACAAGTTCTGGAAATAACTCAGTATTTACAGATTTAGCTAATAGATGGATTTCAGTTGAGGAGATAGCACAATAATGGCAAGTGAACTTCATGTAGATGCAATAAAACATTCTGGTGGTACGAGTGCTATGACGATAAATAGTAGTGGTGTGGTACATATGGCAGGTCATGTAATACAAGTGGTTTCAGCAACATCCACAACAAGAGCAGCAATTACGTCAAGTTCTTTTACAGCCTTTGATTTAAACTGTGATATTACACCCAAATTTAGCACTAGCAAGATACTGATTCATTTACATAGTGGGTTTAATTCTGAAGCCGCAGATAGAAGAATTGATGCTACCGTTTACAGAACAATTAGTGGAGGAAGTGCTACGGAATTATCTGGTCAAACTAATGGGTTTCAGACACTTGACCATTCTGGCAATAGAAATGAAGGAGCATTTTCAATTCACTATTTAGACAGCCCATCAACCACCACAAGCACAAACTATAAGCTATATTGTCGTAGTGTTGATAGTGCTACTATAGAAATACCCTCGTCTAACACGCAAATGCAAAGCATAATTTTGATGGAGATAGCAGTATAATGGCATCAATACTTAAAGTAAATACCATACAAGATGCAACGAACTCTAATACGGCTTTGTCTATTGATACAGCAGGGCGTGTGACTGAACCCAATAGACCTGCGTTTCTTGCAACCTATTCTAATAATGCTTGGAGTACAGTAACTAATAATGATGTTGTGGCATTTAATGATGTGTCATCTGGTGATTGTTTTGACAATGGTAGTAACTTTGTAACAGGAACAAACAGATTTGTAGCTCCAGTTGCAGGTACTTATTATTTTGCTTACAGCATATACACGCACAATAGTGACACAACATCAGCATTTAAGTTTAGAAAAAATGGTTCTGACTTGGTAATGGCAGGAAGCACAGCACAATTTACACAAGCGTCTGAAGATGCCGCAATAGATAATACGGCAACAGGTATAACAGTTACAAGTCTTGCAGTAAGTGATTATATACAGGTTTTTGGAGCAGGAAGTGCAGATGTATATGGTTATTATTCCAGTTTTTGTGGGCATTTAGTAGGGTAATGATATGTCAATAGAATTAAGACACTTTAGAATATTAAGAAACAGAAAGTTAAAAAATAGCGATTGGACACAGGCTAACGATAGTCCATTGTCAGACACAAAGAAAGCAGAGTGGGCTACCTATCGACAGACACTTAGAGATTTAACAAAGACAGTAACACCTAAATTTGTAGAAAATAGTCCAAAGATAGATGAATCTGATTTCCCAGAGGAACCAAAATGAGCAAAGCAGCAGAATTAGCAAAATTTATAGGTGATGGGACTTTAGGAACAACTCAGACAAATAGAGTTGTGTTTGAAGCACATTATA